TGTACGGAAGCTTCTTGTCCTTAATAGACAGGAGGAGCTTCGCATCTTCTGGATCAACGGACTGAAGCACTTCAATGAACATTGATTCACGCTTGACTTGCTTCAGGTTAGGGTTACCACCCTCAAGGAACAGGTACAGTCGACGAATCTCCTGATAGAGCATGTTCTCTTGGTGTGGGTATTCACATGGCTTGTACGGAGGATCACCTTCCGGCAGCGCCCATTTTATATTCGGGTCGTACGCGTACTTGAGCACGGTACGGATAGCTGTGTTGTCATTAGCCTGGAGGCACTTGACCTTCTCCTCGTCGTTTGGTAGTTTCGAGGTAAAGTCGAGGATCCATGCAATAGATTTACGTGCCATTAGAATTGTCCAATATCGGTTAGAAGGTTCTTGAGACGGTTCTCAATGAAGTAATTGAAGAGCTTGTCTCGTCCCTTACCGACCTGAGCCTCGAAGCTTTCGATAACGGCATCCTGTACATTCTGAGGAATCTTGGTAAGATCAACCATTTGCTCATTACGACGGAAGCCACGAAGCATCTTTTCGTCGCAGAACTGCTCGGGCTCCATATAGAGCCACTGGTCCAGCTTCTTTTGAGTGATAGGCTTCTGGCGGGTATTAAGAACGATGCAGTCATCCGGCGACATGAAGTTGGGTACACCATCACCCTTGTCACCGCGCATGATATGTTCCTTGAGGAACTTGGACGGATCGTTTTCCGTCATCCAGCGCTTGCGAACCGGATCGTACTGCTTGACATTGTTGAACTGCTGAAGCTGCTTGAAGTCCTTGTCGCCGGAGACGATGAGGATCTTTTCATGCGTATTACCGAACTTCATGCAGAGAGTACCGATGATGTCATCGGCCTCGGCCGTATCAATTTGAATGACGCGATACGGGAAATATTCCTTAAGCTCGTCACGGATCTTGTTGAGGCTCTGGAAGATAGCATTCCAGTCGAGATCGGACGAGTCGCGATCCTTCTTGCGGTTTGCCTTGTAGTAAGGGAAGATCTGACGACGCCAATAGTTCTTATCGTCACATGCGATGATCATCTCACCGAATTCGTTTTTGAACTTGACGTTGTAGCTACGGATGGAATTGAGAATGAAGTGGCGAAGGAGGTCTTCCTCGATCGCGGTTCCTGATGCGTGATTTCCAAGAGTCATCATGAGGTTGGAAATCATAACTTGGTTGAGGTCAACGATAATCACGATATATGTCCTAAGTCAATTTACGATAGTATGATCTTATTCATCTTTAGATAAAATGTCAACTGATTCGTCACCATCAACGATATTAAATACGTCATTAGCCATCTCGTGGAACGGATGGTGTAGTCCACAAGTGTTATACAAAGCTGATCTGAAGGACTCAACAAGGAGTGCCGTCGTTTTAAGACAATCCTCCTTGCCGAGATCGAATCCTTCATCGTACACACGAGAGAATGCAAATGATAGTACCTCATCCATGACGTACTCGATATGCTCTTTTCGTGTGAACTCAACGTTTTCTAGTAGTTCCTCCATCGACTGCGGAGGCGTATCTCTTTTAGCCTTAGGAAAAGCTATTACATTCGTCATTTAATGACCCTCAATAGTATCGTATCCATATTTATACGACCATTAGGCTTCGAACCGACTGTAGTCAATTCTGGCATGATTTTCCGAATGGCGACCTTGCCCGCCTTGAGGACTTCACCAACCACACCTTCGGGCTTACGAAGACGCTTGGTCTCGGACTTCTCAATATCGAAGTTGATGATGCTGGTACCCTTGACACTGAGGCCAACCGGACCCGATGCATAGAACACCGTAAGCTTTCGATCCTTGGTGCTGTAGGTCCATAGCTCCTTGGCGCCAATGATTTCCTGTGGAAGCGCCGATACCAGCTTGAGGGTAGGATCCTCCTTCTGGAACTTCAGCTTTTCAACCAGCTTGGCGATAGGCTTGGCCTTGACTTCACGAGGCTTACGAACCTTGACAACCTTCTTGTTGCCAACGTAGCGATCGATGTCGTCGATAAGACCCTGCCAGAAGTTCTGCCACTTCTTCAAATCCTTGCCATGGGCTTCCTTGACCTGCTCGTCACCAGAGAAGATTTCTTCATGGCACTTGATATAGAAAGCGCGAAGGTAGTTCGCGGTGGCCGGGTTGGCCGAGTACTTCTGCAGGAACTGGTACATTGATAGACCAGCACCATCCATGAAGCCATCGACAACCTCGGCCTCGGCGAAAGTCAGGATCTGGTCCATCTTAGCCTTGGCACGATCCTGAATCGAAACGACGTTGGTCGGCTTTTCGTCCTTGGACTCTTCCTCTTGCTTAATACGAGCGTAACGAGCCACGGCTTCATCGATCTTACGGTCGATGAACTTGACACCACCCTCATGAAGCTTGGTACCATTAAGAGCCATCTTGGCGATCCAGCAAGGAGTGCCACCATGAGCCCATGCAGGAGACTTCTTGATCGCTTCGATCTTGTCCTTAGGATACTTGTTGAGCTTCATCCACTGAAGCAGCCAGGGCTGGCCATCATCAGCGGTATAGACATAGTTGTACCAGTTAAGAGCCCGGCCGTATTCAGGATCCTTGCCATCCCGAATCTCGGCCAGAATCGGCTCATTACCAGCATAGGTCTTATCGAGGGTCTTGTTTACAGACGACTTTTTAGCGGCCATAGTGGTTCCTTTCCAATCTATAGATATAGTCTATCATATTCTGGAAAAAATGTCAACGGCCTTTATGCCTGGTAGACGAAGAAGTTATCTTCTTCGGCCGGAAGTTCCCTTGGTAGACCGACCATCGAGGTCAGAAGCGCATCCCACTGGAGAGTTCTGTTCGGCCAGCCATAGAAGACATTGGCGTAGGAGGCCTGGCTTCCGATCTTGGACTGGATGCCTTCATCCCAGTAGGTCTGGATCGCGGTGTCGAGAACCTGATAGAAAATGTTGGCGTGCTCGTTCAGGTCATCCGAGTACTGGTACATATGAGTCCAGTTGGCCGCGGTCTCATGAAGGGCACCAAGGTTCGAGTGAACACAAAGCATTCCGGCGCTCATTGCTTCCATCAGACAGATACACGAGGTCTCGGTCCAGATCGATGGGTAGGCAAAGATGTGAGTCTTTTCGAGATTCTTTCTCAGCTCTTCGTTCGGAATAGAGCCATGGTAGTTGATCTTAGGATGATCCTCACATGCGGCAAATAGTTCCTTGAACGGCTCGTCACGCTCTTCCCATCCATACAACTTGAACGACGAGTATACGTCGAGTTCGATGTTGTCATACTTCTTGGCAAGTTCATTGAAGACTGGATACAGAATGTTCAGGCCACGATGTGGAGTCGACCAGTAAGCCAGTCTAAGAGTTCCATCATTTGGCTTCTCATGCGGCGGAATTGGTTCGATGGCGTTGTGAAGAACGATACACTTGTTCCACGGGATCTGATATGTGGAGATATATGCCTGCATCTGCCAGTTGGATGTAAAGACTAGCTTATGGAACTTCTTCCATCCACCGTTACGAAGATGTTCGCTGGCCGGATCACCAGGAAGATCGTGAAGCCAGTACAGACGAACCTTGCTTTCATCCGGCTCTTCCTCGACTCGAGATACGAAGATCTGGAATTCCTCAAGAAGCTCAGGGTTGACTCTTTCGGCCAATCCATACTTCATCAGTTCAGTTCCACCCATGGCCTTGGTGGCCAAGCTATCATGTGTAAAAGTCATATCAATCCCTAATCAAAAATGAGATAACCGATTCGACACGAAACGAACGCCAGCCGCTATTTTCAAGATCATAGACCTGAATAACGTCTGGGTTCTCGGTGCGAACCTTATCCTTGGATTCTGTATTTTCGTCTTGAACTGGAAGAAGATCCGGCTTAAGAGTGCATTCCATTACACGCTCGGATCCATCCTTTTTAGTAAAGACAACGCTAAGAACGTTTTCCCGAAGGAAACCCTTAAGCTGCTCTTTTGTTGTCAAGGTATTTTGTGAGGTCGTCATAGCCACCAATCCTTTCACCATCAATAAAAATCAGAGGAACGCTCTTCTGATCCGGGAATAGACTTACAAAGTCTTCCCTCATAATATCTTCACCGATAACAGTCTCGGTATATTCAATGCCCTTTATTGAAAAGAGCGTCTTGGCTTTTACGCAGTATGCGCAGTTAGTCTTGGTATAGATTAAAGCCTTCATGCCTCGGCCTTACCAAAGATATTAGCCGTGGCGTAACGAGGATCGCCATACAGTGCGTTTGCACGAACCTTGATGAATCTCATATTGCTGGAAGGACCTGGTACCGTGATCCAAGGATTCTTACCAGCTCTCCATGCGTTCAGCTTGTTCATGGCCTTCTCAATTTCCGAACGGCCACGACGAACTGCATTAACTGTGGAACGAGCGACAGAATTACGTTCGCCCTTCGATACGTAAGTC